TGAACTGGCAGGAAGAGTAGATTGCATTGCTGAGTTTGATGGCGAACTATCTATCATTGATTTCAAGACATCTGCTGAACCAAAACGAGAACAATACATGTATGATTATTTCGTACAGGAAACTGCCTATGCATGTATGCTTCAAGAACAGTATGATATAACTGTAAAAAAATTAGTAACAATCGTTGCTTGTGAGAATGGAGAAACTCAAGTGGTATCACACCCACCTAAGAAAGAATTTTTCATCAAGTTAATGACATACATTGACGAATACCAACAACGATATGGACAAAAAACAATTATTAGAGGATAAATTTATGACCGCTGCGAGATTCTCGCAGGAAGTGGAGAAGATTGCATTTGACAATCCCGATATGAATTACATTGATTCGGTCATCCACTACTGTGAGGTGAATGAAATTGAACTAGATAGTGTAGGTAAATTAGTAAGTAAACCATTGAAAGAAAAACTTCGTCACGAAGCACAGCAACTAAACTTTATGAAGAAAACATCCAGAGCAAAATTAATGTTAGTATGAGTTTTTTTAAATCCGATATCGTTAGAGGAGACATCCAAGAGATGATGGAACTACAACAGTTCTGTTTTCGTTCTGCTATGAATTTTATTCTATTAGATAAAGATAGGAAGTTAGAATACTTTGAAGCACTAGAGTCTCTAATAGAAAAGCAAAAGATTTTTTATGCTCGTGCCAAGTTGAGTGAAGACCCAGAAGCAAAGTCTGTGGTTGACACAATGAAACAAGGCATTATAATGTTAGGTGCAACACCTGATACAAGTATTGAGAAAATGTTTACTGAACTTCTAGAAAAAGTTCAGAACATGAAGAAACAAACAGAGGCACAGGGTTGACGCCCGTTCCTGTGCCTGTTATTATGTGTAATTGAAAGGGCAACAGACCAAATCCAAATTAATCCGAGGTAATCTAAATGTCATTCGCAGATCTTAAGCGTAAATCCCAGACCAATTTTTCATTCTTACAAAAAGAATTAGAAAAATCATCCAGCAATAAAAATGTTGATGAGAGATTCTGGAAGCCCGAAGTTGACGCTTCTGGTAATGGATACGCAGTTATCCGTTTCCTTCCTGCTCCCGATGGAGAGACAGTTCCATGGGCAAAACTATACTCACATGCCTTTCAAGGACCAGGCGGTTGGTATATTGAAAACTCTCTCACCACAATAGGTGACAAAGATCCAGTTGGCGAAGTCAACCGTCGTCTTTGGAACAGTGGTGAAGATGCAGACAAAGAGACTGCTCGTAAGCAAAAGAGAAAACTCTCTTACTACAGCAACATCTTGGTCGTAAAAGATCCTAAGCACCCTGAGAACGAGGGTAAAGTATTCTTGTACAAGTATGGTAAGAAAATCCATGACAAGATTCTTGCAGCAATGCAACCTGAGTTCCAAGACGAAGAACCAATCAATGTCTTTGATCTTTGGGAAGGTGCTAACTTCAAATTGAAAATCAAAAAAGTTGCAGGGTTCTGGAACTATGACAGCAGTGAGTTTGATAGTGTGTCTGCTATTAGTGCAGATGATTCTGAATTGGAAGCGATCTGGAAGAAAGAATACTCATTAGAGTCATTCACTTCTAGAGATCAGTTCAAGTCTTATGAAGATCTTGAGCGTCGTTTAAATTTAGTTCTTGGTATAGGACAACCAGTTGCTACTGTTCCTACAGTAGATGACGAAGAGTTTGAACCTATTCCTGCTCCAGTTGCTGCCACCCCATCACCTGTAAAAGAAGAAGCAGTAGTTGATGACGATGATGCGTTATCATACTTTGCGAAACTTGCAGAAGAGTAACTAATGAATGATCTCTGGGTTAACTATAAGGCAACCGTTGCTGAGTTATTCCCTGACATCCAATTTGTTCAGCGTCATGCTGAATGGACTAATAAAAAAGGTGTTAACCTTACTGCTGACCTCTACAAGGGTCAGCATTTTATTAAGTCTAGACAAATAGAGATATGGGATAACAAGTCTTGCACTATTCATAATAATATAATCTATCCTAAGACAGGAGCAAACCTTCCTTGCTTTGGTATGGATCTTATGGGTATGAGTGAGAAGAGAGTTGTATTAGTTTTTGATTTCCAACACCCAGTAGAACATTACTTATTCTCTACTGACAAACTACCAAAAGCAACTGGTACTTATAGGTTCTTTGAACCTGGCAATCATTTCTCAGAGAATATCTACGTTAGATATTGCAAACCACATGAGGTTGACGAACACTTACCTATGTTCAGAAGATATCTTGAAGTTTATAAAGAGATGATAGATGAACACAAACCTACTGGTGAGGACACAACACAGTATCATGACTTTGATGACTACATGATAAGATTAGATCCGATCTCAGGTTATCTATCCAATAGGTTCGGTAAGAAAGAAGCAGAGACTTTAATAAAAGAATTCTTCTTCAGTTATGCAAACCAAAATTGACAACTCAATTCCATAAAACCCAGAAAAAATTTCTGGGTATTTTTTTGTCAAAAAAGTCAACCAGTTTGTTTTAATCTTTTTGATACAAAATCATTTGAATCTTTATAAAGATTCTGTCTTCTGAAGTCAGCAACAAATCCTCTAAAGTATTTTGTTTTCAGTAAATATATTTCTCTCTTCTTTTCATTTTCATTATAATAATGATCCGCTATAGTAACAGGAGTTGCAATCTCATTACCATTTTTTGTTACTACAGATCCATTTATATTTAATTTGTGTTGCCCATCATAAAAAGTTTTATCTACACGCAGACCTTTAGCATATCTTCCTATCTCTTCCTTGATCTCATAGTGTCTAATTGTTCCATATGGATCATCAAAATTAGTTTCTATCACTTGTGAAAGATCATATCCAGATAGAGGCCAATCATATTGTGCATTGATTACATTGTTTGTTAGCAAGACAACCCAATCGTAAAATGGATTCCCGTATGCCTTCTTAGCAACATGCTCTGGTCTTTCACCTTCTTGAACAGCATACTTTTTAAAGTAAACAGCATCAGAAAATATATCATCATTCAATTTATATCTACGAAAGAAATTTTTAGCAACAACGTAATCCGATTTAGAAAATGGAAACGATATTGGTTTCTGATCGTATGCTATGTTTGGTACTATTTTAAAATACATTAGTGATTACCTGTTGCTATTTCTTCAGAGTATATAAGTTTTGTTTCTAGGAAGTTTAGTTTTAACTCATATGCTACAGGACCTCCACCCTTAAAAGTAGCATAGTTATTGTCTGGTGTATAACCAATTGAAACATCGGTCAACGCACATAACTTATACTTAGGAAGATGTGTGTGTTGTTTACCTCCTCTCATATATGTAACTTGAACTAATTTTGGAACTTTTATAAAAGCAGCATCTACCTCTGCACTATCACTGTTACCCATCAACTGGGTATCTCCTATACTATATGATGGTAACATTGCTCTCTTAAATTCTTTTAATATAGTCTGTATGTTATTTTCATCTGTTTTATTATACGGAGCCATCTTAAATGAATGATCAAAAGTTCTTAGATTCATGTTTTGAAATAGAACTTCAGTGTTTGGGTTTCTTATGACACCTTTTGCTGATGCGAAAACATCACTTGCAGTTATTTGATCTCCTGTAATTGATCCTGCCAAGTTAGTTATGGCTTCAGCAGCAGCATTGGTTTGTAATCTTTTAAGAGCACCTCCACTGGTGTCTTTAAGTTTTCCTATGGCATTTATAAAATTCTTTGATCCAGCAGTACTAGAGATAATACCAGCAGAGATGTTTCCAAATGCCTTTCCTTGCCAACCAGCAGAGAAAGCATCTCCAATATCTTCTGGCATATAAAGTATAATAGTTTTATAACCCTCAGCTGGTTTAGCACTAAATGCTACACTAGAATTGTATGCACCTAAAGTTTGATTCAGAGTTTGATCTTTACTTTTTTTACTATCTGGATCATACAAATTATCTTTTGGTCTTTCTACGTCACTGCCAAAAGGTGGAACATATTCATAAAATCTGAACATTATATAATCAGTTTCATCATGAATAATATCATTTGGATATCTAACAAGTTCTGTGCCATTTGGCACTGTAGTTTGTAAAGGTTGGTTGACGTAGTATCCAACATCTTTTGGTTCAATTACTCCAGCATCTACTAAAACTTTTGCAGCTTCTGCATCTATGTTGTTAACAGCTTCATCAAATCTAGCATCGGTAAAATATTCCTTCCCTGTT